GGTGCCAAGGCAGGGAAAGGGGTCTCTCCCCCACATCCTCACCATTCGCCATCGGGAATTGAAATTTTTTTCTCTGCCCTTACCTTTTCTCCTGGCAAGTGGTTACTCTTTTTTTGATTGCAATAATAATGAGCCGCACCAAGGTTCCCCCAATCCTTTGCACACTCCTCGGGTGAATTGTAACCCCCCAATTTATAGCGTGAAACAGGAATGATTTCATCGATTACGAAAGACCAGGGATGCTTTGCATCGCTCGGCTCATCATAGTGAATAGGCTTGCCGCATATATGGCAGGGTGCCCCCATCGCTTTGAACCTGGCACGGTGTTTTCTCCGTAGGCTTCCATTTCGATTGCGTGGGTTGTAATTTAATGCCATCGTATTTTCGCAAACCAAAAGAGCGATCTGCTTCTGCAAACCGCCCTTCCGTTTTCAGAGGTCTATCACTATCGCTTCAATTATCACAATAGCATAATAGCACAGGAAAAGGTGTCACAAGGTGTCACGCTGACAAAAATTTTTTTTCGAGAGATCGTATCGCCCGCTTGTGCTTCTGCTTCACCGCTTCCTCGGATGTCATCCCGAGTTTAAATGCTATCGCCACCCAGGAATTGAGACGAGCGGGGTACCGTTTATTTTCAGCGATGTATCTCTGCTTTAATACCGATATATACTCGGCATTGTCCAACTGATCAATAAAAGCGATGATCTCGTTGTTCTTCCGCTCAAGCTCGGCTCTCTTTTCCATCCATTCGGTCTCGATGTCGGCAATCTCTGCCATCTTCTCGCTGAATTTGTCCTCACGATAGTTCAGATGACTTGCTCCGCTATCATCTAATTGCACAGGATGGTATTCGAGGTCTGTCTTTAGCTTTTCGATTCTGTCCTGGATGTCTGATAAACTCCCTCTGATTTTAAGGGATTGCATCAAGTATTCTCTTACTGTCATATATCCCCCTTTACTTTTCCATATCCAAGATCAATTATCACCTTTGCCCTTTCAACCGGCATCGGCACCGTTTCTCCTGGATGCATCAATCGTCCGAGTGAAATGTCATTGTATTGTTGAAGAATGACAACATCCCACATCTTCTTTTTCTTTATCTTGATTTTATGGTCAATAATCCGCTCCCATTGCCGTTTTATCGGCTCATTGTCATATAAATATGTAAATTTCGGCACCTTTAAGAGCTTCTTTACATCAAAATCCATCGAAAATGGCAAAATATATCCGTTTTCACCATCCTTGATACCCATTTCCCTTGCGGATGGAAAGTCTGTCACGATGCAGGGAACATTCTGTGTCAAGGCTTCCAAAATGCTATATGACCAGGCTTCTGAATCGCTTAATTGGACGAGGTATGTTGCCGATGCGATATAGGGTCTTATATCCTCATACCTGCCAACATTGATCATCCCTCTTGGTGGGTTTGGGATGGTTCCATCCGAGAAATTGAACCACAGGAAAGGGATTCCTGCTTCGTTTAGCATATCCGCAAGCCTTCGCATCCTCTCCTCATTCTGCCCTTTATCGGGTGCAGGGATTCGGGTTGCCGATACAAGCATCAATGCCCTGGGATTGTCCGTGATGATGGGATTGTGGATGACGATTCCGTTTTCTGCTTCTGCCCCAAAGCTCTTTTTGCTTGCTTCGGATACATTCACAATAAAATCGGTTGTCTGCCTTATGTGCCAAAGAGGTTCTGTCCTGCAAGCGTGGCACATCTGCACGGATTGGTTATATTCGATATTTGCCGGTATTCGGTCAAGAATCCTCAACATTATCAATGTATCGCAGGAATATTTGTCTCTTGTGGTGTAGTCATACACCTTTATATACCGCTCATATTTCCTTTTTAGGCTTTCGTCCAGGTTCCCGACCACCAATGCAACATCTTTATGCTTCATAAGTCTTGCAAAGTAATAAATGAATGTCTCAATGCCGCCTATGATATTTAACTGTTGGATATAGAGCATCACTTGGTGGTCAATCGGAATCGAGATGATCTCGAATGGGTATCTGTAACCCTTGGCAAAATGTGTCCACATTCGGCACGGTCTGAAAATCTGACAATACCTTTCAAGCTCGGGAACATCGTTTTGGTTGGTCAGCAGGATGACCTCGTTCTCCTCATCGTCTTTTTTTATCTGTTCGATGTATTCACTCCCTTTTTCAACGTGTGGGATGTAGTAGGCAATCCTTTTCGTGTGCTTATATCCTGCTTTGTATGATTTAACATTGGAGCCTGTCACATCGTCACGGTAAAAATACATATACTCGGGAATAATGGTGACGGACACATCATCGGTCAGATAACCAAGCCGCCTGGAGAAATCCTCATCCTCGGTGGCATCCTTTTTCTCGTTGAATCGGGTATCACCTATATATGACCGTTTAAAGGTTCTCAAGACCACACCAGGCATCTTGCATCTTTCGCCCTGGGATAATCTCACATCAAATCTTCCCGAGCTTAATGACCGCCAGGAGAACTCCACAAGATTGGTTCCATTTTCGATTGCTTCAAGGATGCAGGAAACAAAATTCTCCGAGATCATATCATCAGAATCGATAAATTGGATGTATTCGCCCTTGGCGAGTTTCAATCCCTTGTTTCTTGCCGTGGCAGGATTGCTTCTCCTGGTTCTAAAAACTCTCACCCATTCATTGTTGTTAACAAAAGGCTTTTCGCTTCCATCGTCAATCAGAATGACCTCGACATCATCGGGGTTCTCCAACAAATGAATCTGTCTGCCCAAGGTTGCCAACAGTTCGCCGGTGTATTCGTGGGTGTTATAAAACGGAATGATTATTGATAATTTCATACACCAAACACCCACCTTTCAAATTCTTCTGCTTCTTCTGCATTGTCAATGTCGCAGGTATAGTCATTTATTATGTGATAATTGGTGTAGTCGATCACATCAAGCTCGGTTCCCTTTATGACCTGCCAAAGCTCCCAGGATACCGCTTCCCGATGAAATTTTCCTTCAAGGTCATATTTGTGGCACTCCTCAATCTTCTCGAAAAAGAATTTCGGATTCTGAACCTTAAAGGCAAAAGGCTCTGCCCAGGTTTTCATATACTTATCTGTAAATGGCGGTGCAGATGCAAAGAACTCCACACAATCTGTCTCGGTCTGCACAATCTGACGGATGGCATCTTCTGAAAAATACACATCTCCGTAGATGTAGCACACCGGCTCGGTCATCGGGTAAAAAGCCTGGAGCCACAAATGTTCTTTTTCGTGCCCATATACATAATTGTTCTTGTGGCTTAATGTAGGCACTCCCAAATTCCAAAAATTCACATCGTTTGTACTTATAGCAATATCGTCGACGCCGTATGCTTTCAACAGGCGAATTGTTCGGTCAATAATTCTCTCTCCCATTATCGGAAGCATTTGCTTGGGGTGTGAACCGTATGTTCCCCCGCACATAATGATGTACTTCATTCTTTACCCCCTCTCAATTCTGCTCCGCAATTAAAACAAAAATTCAAATCATCATACTTGCCACATTCACAGTTTGTTAAACTATGACAAAAAGGACATTCAACATATCCCTCGTCTATGTTATCTGTTATCCACTCTCCCTTTTCTCTTTCGGGAACGGCACTCGGAATAGCGGACAAGTCCCTTTCCATTTCCTTATCGTAGTAACCAAACTGATTAAGCAAGTCTATTACCGCTTCACGGCTTATAAGGTCTGTTTCCTTTTCTCTTTCGGGAACGACACTCGGAATAGTTGAGAGTATGTCTTTTATTGCGTGAGCTGATACGGTCTGATGATTTGTATAATTCAAGCGTACTTTTGCGAGTGCTTCTTCTCTGCTTATTAAATCTGTGCTTTCGGGAACGAATAAAGCCTTTATTGCTATATCAAGAGCCTCTTTTGTTTCTAAACTCTTGAACATTCCCTGCTTCTCAAATTCGAGAATTTTGATTGCTTCTTCTCTTGTCATTCATTCTCCTTTCAGCATTGCTTCGATGTCGGTCTCATAATCTATGAGATATTGCTTGATAAATCTTGATGCGTATTGAGGATGTATTTCTGATCTTTCTCTCGCACTTAATCCCGTCCACGTTTTCGGCTTAATATATTCAATAGGTTCGAACACAAAATTGTTTTTGGGTTCGCATCCGATAAACCAATATTGAGTTGGCTTTTTGAATGCATCTCCATTTTCTTGCCGGTTCTTATCAATCACCTTTGGAGCTAAGCACCAATACCTGGTGAGGTAGTGTTGTTCACCGGCAGGGTTTTCGAAAACCATTTTTAAGCCTTTGCGAAGAACAATGATTGCAAGCATTGATATAAGGCAATAGTTTTCGTGCAACTCTGTATGCAATCGGATGTCTCTTTCGAGCTTTTCGATGTCGGACAATCCTTTGTCCTGGTTCTGCTTGCCCCAAAAACTCAAAAGGATTTGAGCTTCGAATCTTGTGCAGGGAAAAAATGCGAGAATAATATCATCTTGGCTCATACGGTCAAAGATGCTCGGCTTTCCTTCGTACCCCCCCCCTTATTTCCTGGTACAAATCCATTTGGTAGTCGGTTTCCCCATAGTCATTGAGGATGTCATAGTCATAGGCTTCGATGCCTAATTTTTTAAACTCATTCTTGAAGGTGCCGGATTGTTCAAAAAGGCAATGTGCGGTCATCCCTGCCCCCCCTCCTCTGTTCTGCATTTAATCGCCCAAGGCTGATTTTCGGGTTCTGTATCCCATTTGCAGGGTAGGTGATCATCGATTTTCTCTCCCTCAAACTCATTCAGCAAATACTCGGCTCTTTCTTTGACCCTTCGCAAACTGTCTCTCCATCCGTTGTCATACATCATAGTTTCATTGGTTGATTCCAATTTTGAATTTTCTTCGCAAAAATGGATGATGTCCTCAACGATCTTTCTTGGAACAATCTCAACCATAATGACTTTGTTGCCCTTCTCGGTAAAGGGAAGCAAATCCTCTGTTATATCTCCAATAGTCACTCTGCTCATTTGGTCACCTCAATTCTTGACGAGCTTTGCTTCAAGCTCTGCAAAATCGTAAGTGGTATTTGTTGCCCCACTTGTAAAATGATTCATCTTTACAACCGGCGATGATTCCTTCTCCCTTTTTCTTCCCCAGGCAAGCACCGTCATATAGTGGTCAGCGTACTTTTTATTTTTTGATGCCATATAGAGGGAAAGTTCCTCGATTAAATCCTCATATCCCTTTGATTTAATCTTGGAGAACTCCTCATCCGTAAGGAGAACATTTTTTGCGGTGCCATATATGTTCTTATTATTGGTATGGTTAGGTATGGTTAGGTTAGGAGCTTGTTTTTGCTTGTTTTTGCTTGTTTTTGCTTGTTTTTGCTTGTTTTTACTTGCGTTTGTATTTCCGTCCAAAGCACCGCCCTGGCTTCCTGCGTGAGAGCGACTATTGCGGATTTTCTCCATCCTGTCGATGTGCCCTCTCAAAGTTGGAAAATACATACAAGCGAATTGATCATCCTTGAGGATGTCGGAATAATCCTCATCATTGGCATAAGCGATTGCCGCCATCAAAAGCCTTCCCACGGTCTCATAGGGCATCTGATGCAGGGATTCGCTCACATCCTGGTGGACGATTTGAATTTTCTCAATCATTCCTTTGCCCTCTCATATTCTTTGCAAGCCTGGGTGGTTCTCGGTCTTGTAACCCTGCCTTTGGAGCAATTACCATAGCAGGTAATTTCGCCATCCACGGTGATATATTTGAAGGACCGGCACGAACCGCATCTGCCTTCCAGGTTCGTTCTTGCCATCATCCTTTTTCGCTTTTCGCTCCTGTTCTCTTTGATCTTCCAAATTTCTTCGTGCTTGTTGGCATAGGCGATAGCATCTCTCCTGCTTGATGCGGAGCTATCTTTGACAGGAACCTCACAATAAAGTGTCATATTTCGCCCCCATATCTCGCATAAGCAAATTTGAAATTTGCAGGAACAGGGAATCCGTCCATCCAATGGGTGACATTTCCGAATGTCTCGTCAGCTTCTCCGTGCCAATACCCGTCGGAGCCATACTGTGCGGCTAAAACAAGACCATCGGTGGTGAAAACGATATACCAATCGGATAGCTTCTCTCCGATGATCTTGGGTTTATCAACTTTTGCATCATAAAGGTGTGAACTCTGCGACATTGACCTCTCTCCTTTCTTATCTTCTTTGGCAAAACTCGAAATAGTTTGCCAGGGTGTCGATTGCTTTCTCTGCATCCTTTGCGGATTCAAACTCCCACTCATAAATGGATGCGTGATCAACCACGTTGAAATTCATCTGATGAATGAGAACATCTGTTGCGATGTCTCGCAATTTTATGTCCTTGTTTGTGATAATTCTCTGACCTGCCATTTTTTCTCCTTATCTGAAAAAAAGTTCCATAAAGTATTCGAAATAAACTCTTTTTTTTCTGCCTGGGATTGTCTTACCTCTAAAATTTGGAATTGATTCATCGTATCTGATGCTTTTGCGACCTTGCCTTTTTAGATATGCCAACTCCTCAATCCGAATCCACCTGGTGACATCCTTATCCACCCACCAACACATCACTCCTGCACAAACTCCGATTACAAAGCTTTTCTCATAAAGTGCATCAAACTGTGTGATGTTGCTAAATGGAAGGGTGTTTCCGTGAACCGTTTTGCATTCGATGTAATATTGGTTGGGGTATTTATATACGATGAAATCTGCCACGTTCTTTCGGTCTTTATATTTCATCGTTTGGTCGGGGATGCGATCTACCGAACAACCTCGAACATCTTCAAAGGCTTTACCTATGATTGCTTCGAATTTCTTTCCCAGGTTCTTTGCCATATCAGCTCCTTAATAATCAAAATGTTTGCCATATCGGTTCAGAAATATTCCTCTTGCTTGAAACTCTGTGTAGCCTTCTGCCATCTTTGCTTTGATGAATGATCTCTCCGCTAATGCTTTTAGTTCCTGGTCATACTCTCCGAAATCGTGCAACCGGCGGTGATGATACTCACAAAGAGCCAAAAATAACTTGTCCTCATCTGCGAGCTTCCTTCTTCCGTTTCCGTGGAGTGCGTGGTGCAATTCCAAACCAACTGTCACACCGCACAGATAACAACTCACGTTTGGGCAGATGATCGATGTATTGATTTTCTTCTCGTCCATCGTCATTCCCCCAGGTCTTTGCACATCTGCTCGATTTCCGCAGGTGTCATTGTTTCAATGTCCTGTTGTCTACATTCCTGCACCAAACCATTGATGAGGGTTGACATTTCTTTGGAGTTGTAGGTGTGCGAACCTCTTATGACGATATATGCGTGTCCTTTTTCTTCGCCCGATTTTGCCCCTTTAACGGTCACATCTGCTTTGGTGTCAAAGTAGTAGCCATCCGTTGGCAAAGGCTTGTCCTTGGGCAAAATAACCCACTTGGGAGAGCCATCTTCGAGATATTCCCAGGTGCCATACTCCGTGAGCATTTGTCAGTGTAGCTCATCCTTGGATTTGTTCAGCACCTCTGCCAACTGATCAAGCAACGCCCAATAGTATGAATTTGCATCCTTTGACCGCTTCATTCTGTATGGCTTGATTTCGAACTCTCCATCCTTCTTTGCTGATAGCCAAGCTATACAAGCTAAAACGCTACCGTGAAATTCATTCCCTGGCATATTCCAAATACTCCTTCTCTGCTTCCTGTCTTATTGCCTTGACATCATCCTCGGGGCGAAGCTCGGGGAATTTCTCCTGCAATTTCTGTCTCGTCCTGCGTACTGTCTCGGTGCTTGGATAGGAATTGTCATTGAAAAACTTTGTGATGGTCACGTTGAGGTCATAGCCACGCTTCCAAAGTACGGCAAGATATAACTTTCGGTCATTACCTCTTAACCAGGGATATTTACGGAGCAGGGATTCAACATCGCTTTCCATTGTTTCAAGTCTCGACATATCGCCCTCGCTTTCTGATCAATTAAAAGGCAGGTCATCCGCAACCTTGGCGAAACCGTCATTCTCGGATAATTCCTTCGCCTTGGTGTCCAAGAACTCGAACTCGTCCACAATGAGCTTTATATCCGTGCGTTTGTTGCCGTCCTTGTCGGCATAGGTCTCTGTCTGATTGTGACCGGCAAGAAAGACCCTGGAGCCTTTCTGTGTCCATTGATGGAATGTCTCTGCCGCTTTTCCGAACATCTTGAAATTGAAGAAATCGGCATCGGGTTCGCCTTCCTTCTTAAATTTGCGGTCAACCGCAATCGAGTTTCTGTAAAATGCGGTGCCTGTGGTGGAATAGGTGATCTCACCATCTCTGACTAATCTTCCGATGTATTCTGTTCTATTCATTTCTTCTCCTTCTCGGCTTTGTCGGTAAGCTCTTTCTTGAGCCTTGCCATCTCCTTGCCGTAAATCTCATTCGTCATTCCCTCGGGTGCGATCTCCGCAAGGTACTTGTTCCAGGTCTTGCCACCGTTCTTCTCATACATTGCCCGAAGGTCATTGAGTGCCTTCTGCTGATTCTTGGCTTTGTCTGCTTCTGTCATTGCGATGGTGCCGTTGATCTCCTCTGCGGATGCCACATCGTCATCGATTCCGAATCCCGCCATACCGAGTGCCCTTCCCACGGATGAGGTCTCACAGTTCTCAATAAATGAGGTCTTGTTGATGAAGGTTGAATCCTCTCTCTCATAGGCGGTGCCGGTTCCGAGAACCATTTTGAGTTCGCCAATGTAGTACCCAACCTCGGTGCGGAAGATGCAGAGACCTTCTTCGTTTTTGATCATATCCGTGAGGATGAATCCCTCGGGGTAAACCTTGCGAAATGCCTTGATGCGTTCGTTCACCTCGACATATCCATTGGTCTTGTTGCCAACCTTTATGAGAGTGACCCTCGCTTCGTCATTAGCTTTTTTGATTTCTTCGTACGTTGACATTTGTTCCCCTTTCTACTTGTGGTGATAATTGGTATTGGATTATCTTTTCTTGGTGGTTTCTTGACCATTGCACTATCTCCTTATTTGCTGAAATAATGAGAGCCGTGTTGGAATAACGGTTCTCCGTACCTTGAATACCCACCTGCCGAGAAATACAAAGCACCCTCGCTTGGGTCGTAACCATCTATGACCATCCCGATAGCTTCGTGGCATCCTTCATCACCTGGTTTCATTCCCCTGGTGTAAAATTGGTTGGGTGAAAAAATCACATCCTCGATGCTCTTTCCATCCCTTAATGAGCGATTAAGAACCACTCTCATAACAAGAATTTTTCCGATAACGTCCTCGCCTTCGGCTTCTGCCATTGCGATTTGTTCGAGCAAATCCATCTCCTCGAAAGTGAGATTCACATATTGACTTGTTCGGATGAGCGGAACCTCGGATGTGACATCAAATTCTGTCGGGTCGGGATGTAAAATAACCGGCTCAACAATGATCATCTGTTCATCTCTCGGTACCTCGGGATTGTTGAATTGATTTTGCCAAGAACCTATCCCTGCAAGGGATACGGCAACGAAAATTAGAATGGATGCGATAATCTCAAGTGTGTGTTTCATTATTTTTCCTCAAATATTGTGTGATAGTGTCCTCTGAAACTCTCGGAAGCCTGCCGATGCGGATGACCTCGCCGCCGTCCTTTTCGAACCTGTCAAGGAGCCTATATGCGGTCGATTTGCTGATGTCGAATGTTTCCATCAATCCGCTCGGTGAAAGCCACCTCATACGAACTCCGCAGGATTTACCTCGATGACCTTGCAGATCGCCAGGAACTCATCTGCCTTCAACCTCTGTTCGGCTCTCAAGCACCTATACAGAATCTGTTCATCGATTCCTGCTCTTGTGGCGATTGAGCGAACAGAAATGCCCTTCTCCTCAATCACCTGGTTCAGCTTCTTTTCGATTTCCATTGCTTCAAACTCCTTTCCCAACAATTTGTTGTTATTTGAGGGTAACAAAAACTTGTTGCCCATAGGCACATAATAATCCGTTGTTATTGGATTGTCAACAATTACTTGTTAGAATTTTACAATGTATTATTGATGTGCTATATTCAAAGCAGGAAAAGAGGTGATTTTATGAAAGAAATAAAAGTAGAAATCACAGAAATTGAAAAACAGAGGATGCGGCTTTCTGATCGCTTGAAAGAGTATCGAAAGAGAATCGGATTGACACAAGGTGAACTTGCCGAGAAGGTCGGCAGGTCTCAAACTGTCATCTCATCCTGGGAGATTGGAACCGGCGTTCCCGATGCTTATTATCTCCCCACGCTTGCAAAGGCTCTCGGAGTTTCGGTCGCTGACATCTGCGGAACCGAGAATGTCAAGGGAGAGGATACAAAGCTCCTTGATGCTTACCACCAGGCGGACCCCACCACCAAAAAGAATGTGAGAATGCTTCTCGGAATTGAGAGGTGACTATGGCTTGGATAACATCAAAAAGATTGTACCAGGAAGCGGTCATAAATCCCCACACAGGCTTAAAACAGATTGTGTCGGTAAAAATATCGGGCACATCGAAAAAAGCCGAAATTGACGCATATAAAAGGCTTATGGAGAAGGTCGAGAAGGTCAAGGAAACTCGGTTTTTATTGTCCGAGGTGATTGACCTTTATTTGAAAGAGCATTCCCCTGTGTGGAAGCCTTCATCCTATACTCGAATCAACTCACATTTTAAGCAGGTGCTTTCAATCATCGGTGATGGGTATATGGATGCGATGACCGCCGGTTATATCCGAAATAAATTCTGCGAATCGAAGAAATCGAACAGAACCCTAAATGATTATCAGAGGACATTACGCACATTTTGGAGATGGGCATATAGAAACGACTTTGTGAAATCTCCCGAGGTTGCCGACAAATTAATGTCTTTTCGTGATCAACCCAAGAAGGAAAGAATCCAGGATAAATACCTGGAAGCATCCGAGATTAAGAAACTCCTTGATGCAATGGACAGAGAGAAATACAAGCTCTTGACGAGATTTATGATTTTGACAGGTTGCAGGGTCGGGGAAGCAATCGCATTGAATGATTGTGATGTATGGGGTTCTGTCATTCACATAACCAAGACTTATGATCATAGCAACCACATTGTGACCACTCCGAAATCTCTCTCATCACGCAGGGATATTTACATCCAACCCGAACTCAAAGAATGCATCGATGACATAAGAAAATATGAGAAATGGCAGAGGAGCATCTTCGATTATGAGAGCGACCTTTTCTTTCCCAATGAGGATGGCTCCTATCTCGATTATGGAGCCTTTGAGCGGTACTTTGCGAAGATGACAGAGGAAATCCTGGGCAGAAGGCTCACCACTCACGCTTGCCGCCATACAACCGCTTCAATCCTATGTGGCAAACTGACCCTGGACGAGATCGCCGCAAGGCTCGGTCACGAAGATTCGAAAATCACCAAGGCGATATACACCCACCGCACGGAAGAACTCAAAGCGAGGGAGAACAAAAAAATGGATGCAATACGGATGATAACTTAAATACCAACTAAACCACATTGGCGAAAGCCTTATCCATAGCACATCCACAATGAGAACAATTCTCAATTTGCTTCGTCTCATATTGTATCATAAGGTGTCAAGTGTTCCATTTTTCAAGGCTTCTTCCAGGACACCCCATCCCTGCTGACACATCCCAACTTAAATTTCAACTAAACCAAAAGAGCGGTCAATCACCGCTCTTTCTTCTGTGGTCGATCAATTCCTCATCTTCTCGGATTATCCAATCCCTGCCCATCTTCTCTGCGGTCTCAAAGGCTCCCCTCAAAGCTCTTTGCCTTGCCGTGGCAGGGTCGATGCCGTGCCTTTTCGCCCACTCTGTCAATGTGATATAGCCTTCCATATTTTTACCCCACAATTCTTTCAACCATTCCTCTTTCAAGACACACCTTGCGTTCCAACCTTGTGTCATAGTCGATGCCCTCAACATACAACTCGACCATTGGTGTGTCAATGTCTACCTTTACCGCATCGAATTTCTTATGTGCTTTGTTTCGATTGATGGTTTCAAGTATGGTCTTGTTTTCATACTCGGTTTTCCTGTTGTTCCAAACCTGTGCAACAATGTAATACTTACTCATTTGATTTCTCCTTCTTCTCTGTTTTTAATCCGAAAATTGCATATCTTATAGGCTCGCCCTTCTCATTCTCGGTGACGATCACCAATGCCTTATCCAAAACCGCCAAATACTGTCTCGCATTCAAGCGGAGTTTCATTTCGTATTTCATAGGCTCACCTTCCTTCTGATGCACGCCCAAAGCTGATTTCCGAATGCTTTGATGTATCCATCCCTGGCAGATTCCGCTTCGGCTTTTGTCTCATACTCGAAGATTTGTTTCTCCTTCTCCGGCATCCATACAACAACCAATTCCCACATATTTGCTCCTTCCTGGGGGTCTTTCGACCCCCTTGCCTGTTGTTATGCGAATAATGCTTCGATCTTGTCCATCTCAACCTTGCCGATCAAATCAAATACGATTGCGAATGCTTCTGCCTTGGAGTGTCCCTGCTCTACCAGGTAATTAACCTCGATGCTATTGTGGAGAGACTTGATGCACTCGTTCATATCTCTGTTTGCAAACATCTGATGTCCGTATAAGGTCTGTGTGAGCTTGCCGGTCTTGTCGATGTACTTATCCTCGATTGCCAGGTAGAATCCGTCCTTGTCCTGCACGATTGTGAACTTTCTTCCTCTCTCGGTGTAGTTTCTGATGATTACGTTTACGGTGTTTGCCATAGTGTTTTCTCCTCTCTGTTACCAAGCCTTCATTTCTTTAGGTATCTGCTTCCATTCTGCCATCGTGATTGGTCTTGTGTGGTTTGCTTTATTCTCGCAAACCGCTTTTCTTTCGTTTTCGGAGAAGAATGCGACCAAGCGAAGTTTTCCACCATTCATAAGTTCTACTCCGAATAACCTTCTCAACTGTCTCATATCTGCTCCTTTCGTGGTGGTGGTTCCTTGTTATGTCTATATATTACTACGCTAACAGAGTATTGTCAACAATAAATTGTTATTTTTTTAAAAATATTTTTATGCAAATAAAAAATGCCCCTATGGGAACAGAACCACAGGGGCACAAGTGAGGGGAAAAAATATCGTTAGGCTATACCGCCGAGCGACCTTCATTGATACCGAAATAGCAATAATGCCAATAGTACAAAGGCAGGTTATCTCCGAAAACCTTTCTCAAATCTTCGTATCTGTCTCGGTATATGTTGACATTGAAATTCTCGGAAGCCTGGCGAGCTTCGTTCATTCCGAATGTCTGAAAATGTGACCAAAGAGCCGATGCATCGTGACCAAATGCGGCTTCCAGGTCGGCATATTTATATGCGTAATAATCGGGATTGAACACCGGCGAGAAATCAGCTCCCCACAGATTGTAGGAAGGAACATCGCTTCCCGAATAGTCTTTGTTGGATGTGTCCATATCTACTCTGCCGCCAATACCCTTGACGGAGCCACTTGATGACCATTGCCATATTTGGTACACGGTGGCATATTTGGGTGCAGAGCCATACCTTGCCACCCATTTATCAAGACCCATCGCATCAATTCTTCCGAGATCGAGCCGGTCTTTAAATCCCGAGATGTCGGATGCATAAACACCTGTGAGGTATCCTGCATTTTTCACGGTCTGACAGAATGCAATCACCGCATCCGTGTTTCCCTGCTTGGTTGCAGAGGTTGGTGCTTCGAGATCAGAAAAACAGGGATAATCGAAAGTCTTTCCGCTTATCAGAGAGAGGAAATGTTGAGCATCGGCAATCCCTGCGGCAGAGCTTGTGCATCCTGCACCATTGAAATAATAGCATCCGACCTTGATGCCGTTCGCCTTGGCTCCTGCATAGTTCTGCTCGAATTTTTTGTCCTTGTACCTGGTGGATGCATCGCTTCCCCCTGCCTTGAGGATGGCAAAGCGAACCCCATCCTGTGCGACTTTCGCCCAATCAATATCGCCCTGCCAGGACGAAACATCAATGCCCTTTATCTCCATATCATTTCCCCTTTTCTACGATGTATAAAATATAAGCGGCTCCCACTCCGAGAACCGCCGTGATCAAACAGATGAATATATTTTCAAGCATTGTTTTTCTTATACTGAACCGTGCTGATGCCAAGCAATGCTCCCAGGAAAGCATCAATGGCGGTGATGGTTCCCACGATCTGTTCTCCATAAGGGAATCCCCAAATGGTCGAGAGAGCGAAATACAAGGCTCCGAGTGCAGGTAAAACGATCTGTGCGATATACTTTAAGATGTCGTAAACTTTATTGCTCATATTATCTCCTTTCCGAATAAAGTTCCCTAATCTTTATCAATTCCAGGATGGTGTCCCTGGTATCTGATTTTATATAGTTGATGAAATCCTCGGTTTTGAACTCGTCTTTATAGGTGTATTGGTTGATCAAATCAACAAGGATGCTCTGCTTCACGGATATATATTTTTCCGATTTTGACAGATGGTTGAATGAAATCCATTTTACATACTCGATATACACCGCCATTATGACGAGTTGACCGAGCTTGTCATCGTATCCCTCGGGTTTTTCGACATTGTTTAAAGCGGCTTTCAAGTGATACAAAACATAGTCCTGTTGCTGACGGATTATATTTCTTTCATTGTCTGCCGCCCCGATTTTCACGCCCTCGGTATTAACGGAAAAATACCCCCGCTTTATAAGGAAAACAACGACTACGGCAACAAAAACCAAAAAGAGAATAACTATCCAAGCGTTAGCCGAGGTCAAAACCTCTTTTATTGTGTCCCACATTTTCTTTTTGTTCTCCTTTTAGTCCGTTGTCTTGGTGTATTGAATAATTACCTTGCAATTCTCTATTGACGAAAAACCGCTCGCAACGTCAATAAGAAACGTAGTCGTAGAAACATTGCCGAGTGCTATGACGTATGCGATGTTTGTTGATACATAAGGCAAGGGCAGATGTTCTGATGTGCCGTTATATTTACACATTCCCCTAATGCTTACACATTCTTCAAAATTTGCTATGCCGTGAGCGATAGTGTTTGAGCCTACATTTACGGAAGGCGTCAAAACCTTTTCATAAATCGGTTTTCCGTTGTACCAAGTCCCGACGACTTGCTCGCTTGTGGAATAATGAACGGTCGGCACTCCGTCTGTGTTCCAATTTCCCGAACCCGCAACATCGGAATTTTTCGTGTAAAGAATTGTTATGTACTGTGTCGAGGTACTTTCGCCTAAATAAAATCTAATATTAAAATTTATGCAATTATTGAATTTTGAGTATGCGACGTAGGTTCTTAAAGAGGAGTCCTCATAAGCGTTAAACGGATAGATAAGAGTTCCCACGCCCGTAACAATTCGGTCACACGTTCCGTAAATATCGACACAATAATCAATGTCAAGGGCTGACACATCAAAAGAAACTCCCGTCCCGCTTGCGTCCGTGCTATTTTTAACGAAAGTCTTTTGATAAAGCGGTTTATTGTCCCGCCAAATGCCGATTACTCTTTCGGTGTCGGAATATATCACGGGGGCAAAAATGCCGTTCGTGCCTTGCTTTATTCCATAACAAGCCAAATGAAAATAACAATTTTCATTGTCCGAGGTATGTCTGCCCGCTATTGTGTCGCCCTTGCGTATAGGTAATGCGAAAGATTCTCTACCCGACGACAAAACCGCAAAAGGAATACTAACGCCATTTAAAACTATCCATTGATTAGTACCGTTTGAGCCGTAATAATCCATTAAAGCAATGGCGTCCTCTGTTGCCGTATATTCAAGGGTCTGCGTGAAATTCGTCATTGTCCCTTCGAATAATTTTCGGTTTTCGTCAATAGCAAAACCGAAAACCGCCCCGCCCTTGATGTCAACGACCGTCTTGTCGTTTACGGCGTCATCTGAAACGCTAACGTTGCCTGTGAACTGTAACCCCGTTCGTTGGGTCATCGGTGTGTCGTTTTCGTCAATTATCGTATGACCGCCCGAGCCACCGCCCCCGCCGAGGTTAGCGTCGATTATATCCATATTATCGTTATAATCTTGGCGAAAATCTCCGAACGGGTCGGTGCTATCGGGTTTTTTTAGGTTGTAATTCGGTGTTAAAGTAGACATATTTTCCCCTTAATTCCAAGACGGGAGATTATCCCACTCCGTATTGTTGAACATTCCGAGACTTGAACCGCCCACCGTCCAATTTTGAGCGTCGCTTGCGTCTTTCCATATCTGAACGAGAGGGTGTTCGTCGTCATATATTCCCGTCCCCATATATGAATTGCCGTCGATGTCGTAGTAGTACCACCACGCTTCATATACGACCTTGTCAATAATAGACGAGTACCAAAGTTTATGACCGATAAATGCGTTAGCATTTGAAACAAGGTTCGGCATACTCCAAGTAATACCGTTAACGTCGGCAAGAAAACCGTTCGAGCCGAACATATTAGATACATTCGTTGCCGAGTGCATATCCCAATTTTTGAGAGGGAGTATGTTTGTAATGAAGTGCAGATCATTAAAAACATACTCAAAATTCGATACATTGCCGACGTTCCAACCTTCGACGCCTGTTAGCGATTTAATCGCCGTGTCGCCGTCGAAACAATGCGAGAGCGACGCTACGCCCGAGACGTCGAAATGCTCCAAGCCTTTAAGGTTCTTTATACTTGCCATTCCCTTAAACGCCGAGGTCATAGCCGTCAAAGCAGGCGACCAAGAGCCGAGAGGTTCAAGGCTTGATACAAACGAACAACCTTCGAAAATATTAGATATATTCTTTAATGCGGTAACAACCCAAGACCCGAGAGCGGTAATACTTGCAAACGGCATATTTGCAAACGTGCTTACCATAGTTGATACTTTTTCGACGTTCCAACCCGCTAAAGCCGTTATGTCCGTGCAAGCGATAAGGGATATAAACGCATAATTTAAATTTGTTACATTCGATACGTTGAAATGCTCCAAGCCGTGTAACGAGGTAACATTTATCATACTGTCGAACGCCCTCTCGAGGTTCGTGAGGTTCGGCGTGTTCCACTTTTCAAAGAATGTAAAATCTGTTGCCCCGCAAGATGTCGAAAAGTAGTAAATCTTTTCAAGGTTTTCAGTATTCCAACCGCCGATTGCTTCGGTCAATTTTTCGCTTGTCAGATAGCGACCGCCCGAAAACAAATTCGACATCTCAATGACGTGAGATGTGTCTGCGAATTGTAACTCTGAAATATCGGTGAGATTATACGCATTGCAAAAGCCGTAAATGCCGTTGCCGAGTTTCTGTACTCTCCAAGGAATACAAGACAATTTCGACGGCATACCCGTGCCAACAAGCCACATATTATTATTGACGGTATTAACGCTTGAAGGACGATAGAATAAATAGCCGTCCGAGTACAAGTCGCAATATGTGTTACTCTGACTAACCGAGCCGTGATTAACGACCGTGATTACCTGGGAAATTGTCTTGTCAACAACCAAGGTTCCCTCATCATAGATATACTCACGATGATAGTTGACCTCAACTGTGGTCTCGCCTTCCGTGTCAAAAGCTGTTCCCAAAGCAGGAGTGAAAGTGCAATGGGCAATATCATCCTTGACGCAATCCATCGGGTCGCCGTTTTCATCGGGAACCAGGAAATAATACTGACCCGCACGATTTACAGAATTGAGCGGCACAAAAGGATGCGAAAAAAAGGTGATGTCACCATCTCCCGAATCTGCCAGGGTGTAATCGTGACCCGATGCAAAGATTGTGAATTTGAGATCGTTTATTCCTATGGTTGCACTCATACGATGTCGCTCCACTTGAGGGGATTGTCAGTAACTTTCATATAAACTTTTGCGGCGTGTGTTCCTTTGCCGGTAACTCTGAAACCGCAAGTGGATGTGAAAATTCGTTTACCCTTCACGCTCTTTTCTTCTGTGGTTTCAAATTCATAGCTTGCTGAATCATCCACCGTTATTAATATATCAACGGTTGCGGTGTCAGAGAGTGTCGCTTCACAGGTAAACATCAAACCCATTCTCTGCACATCCACGGTTTGATTGAACTCAATCTCTGCAACCTGGCTCTTGGTATTGTTTACGGTCAGAGCGGATGTGTTTTCGGTATGCAACAACCAAAAATTTTTACCGCCGACCTCTTGCCCATTGTTGTAATCCTTCGAAAGTCCTGCAATGGTCTTGGTGAACCTGTCCTGGGCACCATAAAGAATCGGATTATCACCGGCACAAGAAACGGACATTTTGTCACCGATGTTGTATGTGATCTCGGTGATTGCTCCGATGTCATACGCTCCCGCCTGGTTGTCTGTGAATGTTAGAGCATCGCCAGGGTCATAGATGGGAACCAAAGGCATATCTGCGGAATATGGCACATAATACACGCCATTCCAAGCATCAATTATCTCCTGCAATGCCGCAAGCCTGTTTGATTGGTTTGTGAACTGTAAAAAGGGATTGGTTCCGATGTCCAGGACAATGCCGCCCGAATTATTATTCGAGACATACTCCTGCACTCCACCCTCTTTGTAAGTCGCATATAAGCCATCGTAAGTGGTTCTAAAATCCGATAGGTCAGAGCTATATCTGAAAGATGAAGGCACCGTATCAGACGAAATGGAAGGATAGGCACCTATATATAATTCACCATCTCTGCCAATATATGCGAACCCGCCGAGATATGCCGCCAAATACATAAGCACATCTCGCCAGGTGGACACATCGGAAACAACATCCGCAAAGCCTGTCTTTCTGTTTCCATTCGGCAAGCCTTCAATCTGTGCAGATGTGATGCCAAGAGTGACACCGCAAGCGATGCACATTTCAGAAAGCCACGCATAGGGCGATTGTATGGTGATATGTTGACCGATTTCGAAAGGAACCGAATCAAAATTGACCATTTTATCATAAGCCTTGATATTTATATGGTCGAATGTCTGTGATGCTTCCGAGATGGTATAGATGCCCATTGGGATGACATCCAATGCACCATCAATGGAACAATTTATAACAACAACGCCATCATCAAGCTCATACCTTGAAACACCTGGAAGAATGACCTCAAGAGAAAGAGTTGATGCATAGGCGGTGCCAATATTTAATGTTTGGGAAGAAATGCCCCTGGTGATTGAACCCTGGGCGATGTTCTCAAGATTAAACGAATAAACGGAACCACCCTTGGTTGTGATGGTTCCGCTCCATTCGATCTTTCGTGTATTTGATTTTATTTTTGTGAGAAAATCTGCCGATGCTGAATACATTAGTATGCTATGACCTCAAATGATACATCCCAAAAGGTTTTTGTGCCATTGTCTTTGATTGCGTTATAGGTCAAGTTCTGAATGAAGCCATCAAAATTGGCTTCCGCTAATGTCGCAGGGTTCAGATAATAGATGGTAATTGATGAACCCGATACATAGTAACCCTGTAATTTCTGAAACCAGGTGTCATCGATAGTTGATGTAACGGAAATATGAGGAACACCCAATCTTTTTATATCTCGGATGATGGTTCCTGCTTCCGTTTCATTGATCACCTCTTTATTCTGCAATGCCAGGGTGTAACTCCCCTTGGTAAGAGGGAAATATTCGGAATCAAATTTCAATTTGAGTTTCTGTGCCATTTACCTGCCCCCACTTACTAATGCGTGTCTTGCCTGTGCGTTGAGGATGATCGTGTCGAGCTTTTCCTGTCCGATATACACAGGGATGACAATATCCCCTTCTGCCGCCGAATTTGCCCCAAGAAGGCTCGTCAAGTCTGCGGTGGGATTTGCAATCTCTGAATAACTATTCGGGGTCAAATTGGACGATGTAAAGTCTCCTGCAATGGATGTTGTAACCATTCCCATTGCACTTTCAATCAGACCGAGGTTGTCACGGATACCCTTTGCGAAAAGCTCCATCATATCGGGTGCGAATGTATGGAAATTCGAGAGAGGACCGGCTTCGGGTTCCGAGAAACCGAGAAGGCTTTTGATCGTGCTTGCCAGGTCGGTGACCGTGGATTTTAGATGCTCCCATTTTTCCTTTATACCGTTGATGAAATTATTAATCATATCTTTGCCCCAAGTCTTGGCGGCTTCGACCTTCTCCATAAATCCATCTTTTACGGATTCGACAATCTCTGCTCCAATCTCAACGAGCTTGAAAATCACCGTCATAATACCTTCAATGAGCTTGAAGATAAGTTCTGCTCCCGCTTCAAGAATCTTGGGTAATGCCTTGATAATTGCGACAGCGAGTTTTATGACTATTTCGGGTGCCTTTTCAATGAGCCTGGGCAATGCTTCAATCAATCCTGTTGCGAGTGCAATCATTAATTGCAGAGCCGCATCAACAAGCATCACAAGCGTGTCGGGGTCTGTGAGTTTATCAACGATTGTCAAAACTACATCCACAACCGCAGGAATGAGGGTCGGCATCGCCTGGATGAGACCATCTGCGAGTGCCAGGATTAATTGCAAGCCAAGGTCAATGATCATCGGAAGCAATGCAAGCACCGTTTCGATGATGAGGTTTATCAATGTGGGCATTACCTCGATGATTATGCCAAGAATCTGTGGCAAGGCTTCGACCAATGCCTGGACAAGAGTTGTGATTGCTTGTACCAATGGCGGCAATATCATCTGAATGAGTGCCGGTAATTTCTCCGTGATGATAGGAACAATCATCGGGAGTGCATCCGCTATGCCCTGCAATGCGGTCATTATTGTGGGGATGAGGTTGTCAAGTGCTGTGGAGCCTGTCGCAACAACATTTTGAATCAACTGTCCGAGATTTGCATTCGGGTCGGCAAGTCCTGCGACCAGGTTATCCATTGCCGATTTGACAGATGCCATCGAACCCGAGATTGTGCTTCCTGCTTCTTCTGCGGTCGCACCTGCAATGCCCATATTTGTTTGAACTATGTTGATTGCTTCGACTACATCAGCAAAATTGTTGAGGTCGAATGAACCCTCAATATAGCCTTCCATCTCCTCGGCATCACGCAGGAGCCTTTCCATTTCCTCTTTGGTGCCGCCATAACCTAACTTGAGGTTATCGAGCATATTGAATTGCCCTTTGGCAAAACCGGCATAAGCATTCTGTATGGATTCTATCGAGGTTCCCATACGGTTTGCATTGTCTGCCATATCGGTGATTGCCATTTGAGCCATATTTGCGGCTTCGTAAGTATCACCGCCGAGAGAACTTATCAGCGAAGCAGAGAAACCTGTGACGGTTTCCATATATTCATTTGCGGAAAGACCTGCACTCATAAATGCGTTTGCCGCATCATCGAGGACGGTCTGTGCATCTTCTCCGAACAGAACCTCGACACCGCCGACCAACTGTTCATAGTCAGCAAAAGCGGATGTCGCTTCGGATGTCAGTTTGGCAACTCCTGCCGCACCTGCTCCGACCGCCGCCATTGCCGCACCGCTGATGGCTTTGATGCCTGTGCCGAAAGTAGAGCTGAAAGACGATGCTCCTTTAGAACCGGCATCGCCCATTGCCTGTTCAATTTCGCCTGTGACCCCATCCATTGAGGGTCTTATCTGCAAATAGGCTTCACCTATGCTTGGCTTTGACATATCTTCTCCCACGCTTTTTCAAATTCCTCGGGAGTTGAGAAGGTTTCGTGCTGTTCTTCCTTCTTTTCTTCGAGAATTGTTTTCAGTACCGATTTAGGACGATTCCTATTCTTTTGACCGTCCTTTGTCTTTGCCCAACTTTGGAAGGTTAGTTCGTCCACAGTTCGGGCGAGCAATGTCTGCTCAAGGGTGAGTTTGATTCCTGCAATGTGCATTTTCACCCTGGAATTATCCCTCAAACCCACACAAAGAGTTGCCGCCAATGTCGGTGACAACTCTCTGTAATTGAGTATGTGGTAAGTCTCTGCAAAATCGCAGATCAACTCATCCTCGCACACCGCAACACAATGTGCGAGGAATATCAGTTTTTTACTTTCGCACTCTCAAGAATCTCTTTGATTTCTTCCATTATTGCCTGGGAATCGCAAAATCCATCGTTCTTGGATGCGATGTGCTTTAAATACTCATCGTATCTGTCGCCAAACAACAGACTTGCCATTTCCATAATGCCTTCGAGCTTTCCAAACTCGGTCTTGCTCTGCTGACATTTGGTGAGTGCTGAAACGAATCGCCAATCCTTTAAAATGCGATCGTCGATTTCGAATTTAAATCCGCTCTTTGTTATACCCTGCATATTTTCCCCCTTTTATTACGCTGAAGGAGCGGTGGCGGTAACGTATTCGTAATGATATACGCCGTTGGTGTCGGGAACATCCGTGATGGTCACGTTGTATCCAACTGCTTCATCATCCTTGTAAACGATCTCTCCAAGCTCGCTGATGGTTCCGTTGGGAACAACAATCCTCTTGGCTCTGCCGCCCTTGAGAATCATATCGAATACCCAAGCACCCGAAGGCATTTCACCTGCCGTAGCCTTTACGGTGATATTGCCGCTTCCATCTACGGTGACATTCGAAGAACCATAAATGGTCTTGAGGACATCGGTATTAAGGGATTCGAGAAGGGTAAGTGCAAAGGTGTCGGGTCTGTCTGTCTGAAGGTTCAGAACAGTATCACCACCCCAAGCCTTTACGGTGTCGCTCTCGGGTGAGTTGTTGTTGGTCAGACCATCCTCGGAAACATAGCCAAGCTCAACAAATGCGGCATCAAGAGATGCGGTCGCTGATGCAGGAAGGGTGCTTCCGATGGGTGCCCAATGGATTGCACCACCCACTTTAGGCTTACCTACTGATACTTTTGTAGCATCGGGCATAGTTTTTTCTCCTTATCAATAATATAAATTGTAATAGCTACGATAACGGTACTTTTTCAAGACCGAATCCTGGTCATCGTTTCCACCGCCCAGGTGGCACGAAATGTCTGTGCCTTCGTGGAATGCTTCCATCGCATTGCGGAGTGATTCATCGAGGAGTGCGGCATCATACTTGGAACCGGCAAAACACCGAAACTCCAATGTCACCGCATTGATGTAATTTTCCTTGCCCCTGTCAATAAGCTGAAAGACGATGAATTTTTCGGGCATATCCTTCGGGGTTTCCAAATAAATAGGAATGTCCTCGAATACTGTGTCAAGATAACTTTTTACCGTTTCTTCAATCATTTTCTTTCATCCTTAACAATAACGTGGCATCGGTCAATTCCAACAAAGCTCGTCTCGATTTCTCCGTGCTTTTCTGCTTCGTCCAAAACCGCATCCATCATAAATTGCGATTTAAGAACTTGAACTATCCCCTGGGAGTTCAGCTTCACTTTGACTTTCGATTCTTTCAAGATGCACCTTCTTGTTCCACCTCAAAGGGATGTTTGCTTCAATTCCTGCCGTGGGATACCCTATCGTGTGATATATTCCCTCAAAAGGAGCCGGTAACGAAACATAGGTATCTGTCCAGGTGTGATCATCTCCTTTTGGAATCGCAAGTGTATAAGCAACTCTCTTGCCATACATCGTGATTGCGTTGTTGATGTCATCCGTTGAAGGTTCGCCCACTAACACATTGGCAACATCCTCTGTGGTTTCCAAATAGATAGGCTGACCGAATGGGTCGGTGCCTGTCTGTGTCTTTTTGGTAAGAGTGACGGTAATTCCTCTCATACGCTTGCCCTCGTTATGAATGACAGGGGATTGCTTGCTCCGATAGAATTGCCAACGCCAAGGAGTTTCTTGTCTGCCTTGGAAAGATAAACGCTTCCGACCGAACCGCCGTTGGGCATTGTCCAACTCTGTGAATATCCCATTGCCGACATTGAACCCTGGGATGCTCCCATAGGAACATCGCTTGTCTCGTTCATCGCCCTGGCTACCGCTTCGACCGAAACTGATTTTTTGGCATCTGCTGATGCCTGGTCATTGTATGCATCAATTTCGAGTGCGGCTCTTTCCAGGAGAACATCGCAGATGTCTTTTTCGGTGGTGTTAAAGGTTCTCCCAAGTCTTTTCTGCACATCTTCATAGGTTGCGTATGTGGTCATACTGTCCTCATTTCTTCTTCGTGGTCTTGGTCTTGGTTGCCTTTTTCGGCTCCTCGACCTCTGCTTCCACTTTTGCTTCTTCCTGCACTATGGGTTCTTCCGAAACAGACGGCAGGAGATGCCCTGCCGCCTTGTATTCTTCGATTCGGTCATCCGCTACCCACATTTCTGTGCCGGTAAAAGCGTTGATCATTCTTGTCATACAGAAGGAACTCCTGTTGCGGTAAGTGCGTTGAATGCATCGGTGAGGGCACGGAAACCAACCTCGATTTCTGCTCTTACTGCAAACATATTCTGCTGGAAAAGGTTGATGACATTGCCATCTCCGAGGTCGAGGGTTGCATCCTCGCTGAAATTGATCTTGACACCTTCAACCATTCCCCATACAGCCTGGTTCCAATCTCCTGCGAAACCGACCTTGGAAGGTGAACCGCTCTTGAATGCGGCTTTGGTGATCTCGGTTCTTGCTCCAAGAACAACAGGCACACCATTCTCGGTTACATTGTTAAAGATGGGTCTCTTGGTGGTATCGGTAGCACCAAGAAGGAGACCCTTGCCCTGTGCGGAGAAGATGTATCCGTTGGTGATTCCACCGTGGAGAGCGATGTCGGTATCTGCGGCAACAAGACCCTGGTACACATCGGATGCAAGGCTCTGTGCGGTTACGTTTGCGAGAGTGTCGAAATCGGAACCAGGAGCGGTGCCGAAAAATACGGTCTCATCGAACTTTCTTCCGAGTGCATCGGGAAGCTTCTCAACGATTGCATTGTAGAGAGCGGATGCATCCCTTCTGAACTGATTTGAGAAAGGTACGATCACGGCGAGGGTGTATCCACGAAGGATTTTGGTTGCGACAGAAGGATTGGAAACTGCCTTTGCGGCGGTCTCACCTGCCCAAGCGGCGGTGGGGTCGGAAAGAAGGACATTGATTGCGGCTCCGTTGCCAGGAAGGGGCATCTGTCTTGCAAGTCTCATAACCTTGGATGATTCCTGCACCTTGGAAAGAATCTCATTGGATACGCTTGCAGGAAGGTCGATGTTTGTTCTGTTTGTAGGAACTCCACTTGACATAATTTTTTCTCCTTAAATTTAGAAAACTGATGACATATACTCGGCAAAATCTGCCTTTGCATTGCCACTTGATGTTTTGGGAGCTTCGCCACCATCTTTTACCTTGGGATAACCAGGTGATGCAAAGGCTTTGATGGCTTCTGCCTGTGCCTTGCATTCTTCCTCGGTGTTCCCTGTCAAGAGGTTCAAAGGTATCCCTGTCTCTGTTGCGATCTTTTCTCTTGTCTGTCTGATCTCCTCGGCTTTCTTCATCCCCTGGAGTTCAGCTTCAAGATTGTTGGCACGTTCTGTCGCTTTCTGAAGCTCGCTCTTGTTGGCTTCTTCCAACTCATCGAATTTTGAAGCCTTGGCTTTTAAATCCTCATAGTCGGAAAACTTGCTCTTTTCCTCGGCAAGTCTCTTGCCAACGATTGCATTCACCTCATCCTGCGTGAAAGTGCGTGTCTGCCCTTCGGCATTGGTGTCCTGTGTGGTTACAGTAGCGTTTGTATCGCTCATATCATTTTCTCCTCTTATGGATTATTCCTCGTTTAAGGACGAGTTCCTTATATTAAAAAAGCACCCATAAGGATGCTGATTTAAACATCTATGAGACCATCATTGTTGATGCCCTGGGTCTCTTTGTCTGCGGCATAGGCTTCTCTACGCATTGAATTGATTCGCTCTCTCGGGGTTCTTCCTTCTGCGTGTTGGTACATCGAAAGATATTCATTGGGATGGTATCCCTCAACCTCGGTTCGCTCGTCAAATCTTATCGTATAGTTGCAATCACAGTTCGAATGGATATGCTCTGCGTGACCGCCTTTGATTGCGGCTTTGGATGCATATTGCCATCCCCTTGATGCAAGCGTAAGGCAAAACGCACAAGTCATTCCCGAGGGAACCCAAGCGAACTGTGCCCCATCTCTCAAGGCATTGTGCAGGGTTGTATCTGCTCCTGCCATCTTGACCCATCTTGTGGCGGCTCCTGCGATCTCCTCAAAGTTCTGACTTGTCTTGATGGTTCCTCTCACCGACTTTGCAACATCGCCATAATCGGCAAGCTCTGCCAATTCTGCCGGTGCGGTGAATACTCCCTCAAGCTCTGCGGTGAGTTCATACATCTGTGCGGATAATGCCGCCGATGCTTCGCCATACTGTGTCACGATTGCATAGGCATAATCTATGAACTCTTTCAAGGCTTCTTCGTTCACGATAATATCGGAGCCGACCGAACCACCCGCACTCTCAAACACCGAATGGGTATTCAGATATTGGATGAGTTTCGTTGCGGCGGTCTCGTTGATGTCACGAAGGGTCAATATGTAGTTTGACCAAATCTGCCTTGATATTGTCATTGCTGATTCTCAATTTGGCTGACGAGTGCCATTCCCCTTGCTCTGCCTTCCTGGGATTTAATCCTGCGGATGTCGGCTTTATCGAATCCGAGCATCTCGAGGAAAACATCTGTCTCTGCAAATCCCTGTCTTGCGGATGCAATCTTGATTGCCGCATCTGCGGTCATTGCGACAGAGGGCATTGCAGGGTTCTTGAAATGTGCCACGATTGCTCTCTGATCATCGGAAAGCTCGTCAAGCGATACGTTGTAAGTGATAGCGAGTGCCATCAATGCGATAGATTTCAAACCTACCCCATTGTTGATGTTCAACTGTTGAGCGGTAGCAATAAGGGTTTGGCTCTGTGCCAGGATTGCATCGCTCGATGTCGGGTTCGCATCGTTGACAACTCCCGTATCTGTAACGGAAAGACCGCTTGCCGCACTAAACTGTGTCGCAAGCATTCGGAGCATTTCAACGTGAGGTGCGATGGTTCCCTGTTGTAACTGTCCAAAGGAAGGCTTCTCGCCTGTCTCGGGGTTCGTGGTCGATGCCAGGATTGAGCCTACATACTGACGGAATTTATTATTTACAACCGCATCGAACTGTTCATCCGTAACTCCGAGCAGGTATTTCTGCGGAGAGGTTGCAAATTCAAGACCGATCGAAGCATTGGCAACCGTTCTGACATAACCCTGGATGAGCCTTCTGATGGGTTCCTTTATTCTTGATCTTCCGAAAGGCTTATCAGAGGTTGCATTCCATATAAGAGCTTCCATCAAAGGTCTGCCCATCTTGTGAGGGTTTTCCTCTGCTGACCAATAGCCATTCTGCTTTGTGATCACCCAAATGGCTTCATCTGTATAATAATTTAAAACGGTGGGTGTCCAATTATGGTCATTGTCGGGTGCGGTATCGATGATGGCGAAGCCATAAGCAATCCTGCCCTTTTCTCCGTCCCACTTTGCCGCCGCCGTGAGGGGTGAGTGAAATCTGATCTTGACACCTTCATCGGAATTAGTAAGGGTTGCGAATGTGCATCCGAATTTAAGCTCATCACGACAAGCCTTGATGTATTCATCCACAAGGTTGTTATTTTCTGCGATTGCATCCATTTCGGTGTTAATTTCGCCGTTTACACCAACGAAACCATCAAACATCGATCGACCGGCAAGGACATCAACCGTCTTTGCTCCCCAGGCACACCCGATTTCGAGTTTCTGTAACCCATCGGGGAGAGCAATTCCAAGATTTACCTCGGAAAGAGAGATTTTGCCCTCATAATATCTATTTTTGGTCTCGTTTTTTGCTCTGTGAGAATCAAAAGTTGATATTAACTCTTTGAGCCTTTCCATTTCCTCATCGGGAAAGTTCGATATTGTGCTGATTTCGATGTTGTGCATTACTTAACCTCAACCGATACGCATTGACCTGTTCGGGTTCCTGCGTGATGTCTTTGCTCCCCATAATGCAAGGGAAGCCGCTTCAATAGGTGTCGAATTTTCCCCACCAAAACCCCAACCGCCGCCGATTGGTCTTTTTACCGCCGTGATTGCTGAATCTCGCAACGCTTCCTGCCCTGCGTACCAGGTCACGGTCTGTTCGTTTATGGAATCAATGAGAACTCCGACCGATGCGATCACATCTCTTGCACCTGGGCGAATAATGCTCCCTTTTATCTTCCATTTGTCGGCTATCTTTTCAACCAGGACATCGACACCGTTTCTTCCGTCAATGACTACGCAACAGGCTTTTGAGCTTCGCTCGTTGAGCCATTCTGCAAGCCAGGCGGTGCCATATCCTGTGGGTTTTGCTTCTATTAAGGATATTCTTGCCTTGCCTTCCTGGGGAATTACCGCTCCACACAGGCACACAAAGGCTCCATCTGCCGAGAATTTGACACCAAATGCGGTCTTGCCTTCGGGTTTCGGTTCTTCGGACCGGCAAGCATCCCATTTGTCGGCAGGTATTGCCACATCAATGGAGTGCGTTGCTTCGGGTGTCCAAAATCCCAATCTCTCCCTGGCGAATCCGTCAATGCTCATCTGCTCAAACTCACCCAATATGGTTTTCTCGGCAATTCTATACCCCATTGCAGGATTTGTTTCATAGGCGAGATCAATCACATTCTCGGGTGTGACTTTCTTTAAATCATCAATTCCCCATTCAAGCCACCAACTGTCACCATCTCCGTGGTGTGCGGAATCGTGCATCCTTTTGAACACCGTTCCATTACAACTCGGGGAAGGTGGGGTGCCGATGTAAATCTGTTGTGGCATTAGGGATGAATCTTTAACATCCGAAGATGCTGAAATAACAGGAAGCATTCCTTCCTGTTGATCATCCGTGAGTTCCTGTGCTTCGTCTATGATAATAACGGAGTAGGTGCCACCTCTTGCACCTGCATTGGTTCTTGTGGCGAACTCAATGCAACCGCCATCGTGCCATACTCCGTCCTCGTCCTGCCAATCTCTAAAATATATGCCCTCATAACCTCTGCCCCTGGTGATGCTTTTCACATCGTGGGCAAAGTCGGGGTATCTCTCCTCGTTTTCGAAGATGCTACAAAGAGCATCAAACATCTTTTTTGTAGTCGAGCTATGATGTGCCGAATACAAAACAGATCGATGCTCGAAATCGGACATATAAACGGCATAATACCTCGCAGAATAGGATTTTCCGTTCTGCCTTGGAATGGAAATCCCGATTGTGAGTGCCGCCGGTGAGCCATCCTCATTCCGAGCGAGCATCAGCACCAATTCTTCTTCCTGTGAGGGGTAAAATGTTGCACCGCCATCCTCAATGAACATTTCAGCGACCGCTTTGCCGTCCGAGTAAGCGTATTTGCCAATCTTCGAAAAAGTCGGCTTTTGGTTACCGCTTCTCAATCTTTCTCTTTAAGCGATCGTGCTTGGATTCTTTCTTGGCATCGGGGTCGGGCAATGCTTCAAGCTCTGCCATAACCTCCATCAATCTTTTCGAATTGGATGCCATATCCCTTCCCGAATCGCAATCCTGGATGGTCTGTGCTAACTTGTCACGCAATGCAATAAGCGTTGCTCTTTTGTCGCCACTCTTGGCGGCTTCTACAAGATTTGTCACGTTCAAATCTCCTTTCTTTTTACCGTGATGAATCCCTCATCCGAGGTGGTAATACTATGTGATTTTATGATCTCAACCACACCCCAGGGGATGTGGAAAAGTGTTTCGGCGTGTGAGGTGCT